GGGCGCTCACGGCGCAGGGCTACATGATTGAGATTCTCTTGGGGGCGCAAGTCGCTCACCTACATGATCCCGTGGCCCAAATCGAACGAATGCGCGAGGCGCTGCAGAAGCAAATTAGGTTCGATATGCAACTACCGCCGACAGGCAACCCGAAAACGGATCATCTGGCGATTCAGGCGGCAGCATCAAGCCACCTCGACGACATGCTGGACAGGATCCGGACTCAATTCGAGAACCGTCCGCGCGCATAATCGAGTACGCCGCTCACCTATCCCGGCCAGGAGAAAAGGGGCACCTTCCCCCCTGGTGAGCGGCTCCAGAATGAAGGACGCACAATGAAGGAGTGCGCGATGGATAAACCTTTCAGCTCCCCATACATGGCCGGCTTTATTCGTATGCCGCCGTCCGAAATGGACATCGAAGAAGCGCGTAAAAACCCGCTATTCGTTGATCCTGACGCACTACCTGCCAAGGAGCACCTGGCGCGCGACTTCATCAACCGGAAAGCCTTCGAGTTTGAATGCGACGGCAATCCGATACATGCCTTCGAGGCCTTCGTTCGCTCAATCGAGAGCGGCATCTATCCGCCCATGGACGTACTGCGCTGGATGGCTGATTCACTCCAGCAACACCTCGCCTCCGAGGGCACGAAGGATCTCGACAAATGCTTCGGCACAAAGGGCGGCGCCAGTGGGCAGGATCCGGCATACAAGCGCCTTTTGATAAAACGCCGAAGGGACAATCTCATGGGCGAGATGGCCACGCTGATCGGGCTTGGTGCGACAAGATGGGAAGCCGCCGAAATGGTCGCAGCGAAGGCGTCGCTGAGTGGCCCGCACTCGAAGCAAAAGCTCAGGGACATAGAGGCGCGATCCCTGGAGACCTACCACAAGCAGGATAAGGTCAATCGAGATCCCGAAGCCATTGAATGGCTGAAACACCACCCGCACCTCGTCCGCGACTTGCTGGCGGAATACCCCCACACACCCGGCTCCGCCAAGTTGCTGCGCAAGTACAAAAGGTAACTTATAAAGCGGTTTCCAACTCCCGGTCGGCACTAGAAGGGGCGCTAGTCTGCATCCATCGCATCAACACAGTGATGGAGGCAGCATGGCAACCAAGACCGTCGCGCAAGGCATCCCAGCCGCGCTACAAAACTTCGATTCTCTCCCCGACTCCGCGCACGTCCGTCTTCCGGTCGTTTGCGCGTGGACCGGATTCGCGCCCGCAACCGTTTACCGCCGCATTGCCGAGGGCAAGCTCCCGCAGCCGAAACATATCGGCGGCGGCCGGGCATCGTCCTGGCAAGTGGGAGAGCTCCGCCGTTCAGTAGCGCAGGCCTGACCATGGCCCGCCCGCGCAAAGGCAGCAAACGCCGCGCCCGCCAGGCCGCCCGCAACGCAAAGCGGAGGAACTGGTGATGTCGAAGGCCCCCATGAACCGCAACCCGGCCAAGGTGCGCCCCGGCGCGAACATGAACCGGCCCAACGGCGCAGCAGCTGCTGCCGACTCGATGGATCCGGAGCAGCTGGCGCTCGCCGCGATGCACGGCAACCGGGCGACCCGGCGACTGGCCGAGCGCAACCTGAAGAAGCATGGGAGGCGCGGGTGACGTCCATGACAGGCCGCACCGAATCTGCCGCAGCCTGGGCAAGCGCATCTCCAGCCGCCAGGGTTAACGCATTGGCAGCGCACGTTGACGCGCTTGGCAACGTCCCGTTTTCAATTACCACGCTGGCGAAAATGGACGCGCTGGGCGAACTTCTCGCCGCCGCACCCGGCGCACCCGTTGAAGATGAAAAATTCTTGCGGGCCCTTACGGCAGAGCCGCTTTATCCGCTGGCCACCGAGCGCATGGCCGGGCCGCGCATCACCGCCCCGCCCATTTCGGAAACCGAACTAAACACCGCGCGCGCCACCCCCGACTGCATAGTGGAGCGGATGTTTTACGCCGACGTAGGCTGTCTGATCGCGCCGGGTGGCATTGGCAAAACGACATTGATGACGCACGTTAGCACGTGCATCGCCCTGGGCCGCCAGGTATTCGGCGAGCCTGTCCACAAGCCCGGATCCGTCCTGATCCTGACCGCCGAGGACTCGCGTCAGATACTTGTCGCCCGCCTGCGCGCCTGCATGGATGCGATGGGCTTGACCGACGCCGAACGCGCGACCGTCTGCAATTCCGTGCGCATCGCCGACGTTTCCGGGCTGGGAGTCAGACTCACCGACGATGTGGGCGGAATGGTGTTGCCGTCAGAAACGACGCTCGATGGCCTGCTGGCACTGGCGCGCGATATCAACCCCGTTTTGATCGTTATCGACCCCGCCGTGTCGTTCGGGGTTGGCGAAAGCAGGGTAAACGATGCGGAGCAAGGGCTGATTGAGGCCGCCAGAAGGCTCAGGAACGCTTTAAATTGCTGCGTCCTGTATGTACATCATTCCGGCAAAGCAAACGCCCGGGAGCGCACCCTTGACCAATATTCGGGGCGTGGTGGCTCGGCATTCGCCGATGGATCGCGCATGGTGCTGGTTTTGCAAAACCTGCCGCCCGAAGAATTCGAGAAGGCCACCGGACAAACACTTGCCGATGGTGAAACCGGCATGATCCTGGCACGCCCGAAAATGTCCTATTGCCCGCCGGCCGGCGACATTTTCATCCATCGCAGCGGGTTTGCCTTCAACCGGGTTGAGGTTTTCCAGACGACCAAGGCTGCGCGCGTCCAGGCCACCGCCGACCAGGTGTTCAACCTGCTGCGCCACGAGATGAAGGAAGGCCGGCGCCATACCAAAAACACCCTCGAGCACGCCGATGCCGGCAGCCTGAAGCGCGCTGACATTCGTGCGGCACTCGCAAGACTTGAGGCGGACGGAAGAATCGAGTTCCGGGACGGCCCGCGAGGCGAGAAAAAACGTGGCCCACAGAAGTACCTCCATCCCGTGGAATCCTCGCCGAAGCAACCCGGCGAGGTAATCGCGATATCGCCCAAAAAAGAGGCAGTCACTTCGCCGGACGAAATTCAAATTAACTTCGCCGCCGCCTATAGGGAAATACACTCGGCGGCGAGGTTTCCGCCGTCATGTGTTTCCCCCTTCCCTCACTTCGCCAAATTCACCCGGCGAGGTTTTGGCGAGGTTGGCGAGGTTTGCCATTTGGCAGACTCACCCACTGCAAACCCTGATCGTCCGGGGGTGGCTTGATGACCATGCTCGACTATCCGAAACACCCCCGCCGCCCACCTCCCGCGACGCTCGGCGACGCCCGCGACGCTTATACGCAAAGCAGAGGGCTGGAAGTGAACCTCGACCTCCTGATCGAAGCCGCCGCCCGTGCCTACTTCTTCTACGCCGACGACATGGTGGCCGTCCGGAAGGTGGCGAAGCGCGATCCGGTCGGGATGCGCGAGTGCTATCTGGCCGACCCGCTCATCCGGGCCCAGCTGGCAATCCTAAAGAATCCGCCGCAACAGCGGCAGACACCCGCTCCGGCATCCGCCGGGCACACCCCTGAGCCCGTCACCGAAAAGGACACGACCATGAAACTCGCCGAACTGCTGCCCTCCACCTACCTGAAGAAGGAAGACTTCCCCACCCCCGCGCTGCTGACAATCGACCGCCTGGAGCGCGTCAACGTGGCCCCCGAAGGCCAGCCGCCTGAGAACAAGTGGGCGCTGTACTTCCAGGAGCTCGACCGCGCCCTGGTGCTGAACAGCACGAATATCCAGACCCTCGGCGCACTGCTGGGAGACGACACCGACAACTGGCTGGGGCACAAGGTCGTCGCCTATCACGATCCGAGCGTGGCATACGCCGGGAAGCTTGTCGGCGGGATCCGTTTGCGTGCTCCGAAGCAACAGGCCAAACCCGCTCCCGCACCGGCCGCAGCCAACCCGCTGGCCGACCTCGAAGACGACCTGCCCTTCTGAGGAGCCGACCATGATCACCGAACAGCAACGCGAAGCGCGGAGGCACGGGATCGGGGGCAGCGATGCCCCGGTGATCGCCGGCGTCAGCCCATATAAGACCGCCGTGGAACTGTGGCGCGAGAAGGCCGGAATGGCCGAGCCGCCGAACCTTGATGACGTGGAGGTGATCCGGTGGGGCAACCTGCTGGAGGAAGTGGTGGCCGACGAATTCAGCCGCCGCACCGGCCTGAAGCTGCGCCGCGTGAACGAGACCCTCGCCGACCGCCGCGATCCCTTCCTGATGGCGCACCTCGACCGGCGCGTGGTAGGCGAGCGTGCCCTGGTCGAGATCAAGACGACGCGGGGACTGGACGGGGATGCGGCCCGCGCCGATCACGTTACGCAGGTGCTGCATTACATGCACGTCGCAGACATGCAGCGCGGCTTCATCGTGTACCTGGTGGCCGGGCAGCGCATGGTCTTCTTCGAGATCGCCCGCGACCAGGAGGCCATCGAGCAACTGGTGGAAGCCGAGCGCACCTTCTGGCAGCACGTCCGCGAGTGCACGCCGCCGCCGGCCAAGTCCGCCTTCGATCTGCGCCTGCTGTTCCGCCATGACACCGGCGGAACCGCGATCGCCGACGACAGCGTGCGCGCGGCCGTGGACCGGCTGGCCAGCCTCCGGGCTCACATCAAGGTGCTGGAGCGGGACGCCGAGACCGAGGAGAAGCACGTGCTCGAGGCCCTGGGCGAGAACTCGACGCTGATCGCCGACACGGGCGAGATCCTCGCAACGTGGAAGCAGGCGAAGCCGAGCCGCACCTTCGACCGCAGCCGCATGGAGGCCGAGCACCCCGAGCTCGCGGCGCAGTACGTGGTCGAGAAGCCGGCGAGCCGCCGCTTCCTGCTGAAGGTGGCGGCATGAAGATCCCAACCTCCAACAGGATGCCGCGCACCCGCGCCGGCTTTCTACGCGCGACGAAGGATCTCCAGGGCTACAACGCCTGGCTGGCCGATCTCGCGGAGCGTGCCGAGGCCGGCGACCCCAAGGCAACAGCACAGCGCGAGCGGCACGTCATGCAGCTGCTGGCGCTGGAACGGGCAAAGCAGAAGGGAGGCCGCAAGTGAGCGGCGGACTCTACCTCGGAGCGGACCCAGGCCTGACCGGCGCCATTGCTGCAGTGGATGCCCAGGGCCGCGTACACCTCCTCGAGGACTTGCCGACGATTACCCGAGGCAATGGCAAGGTGAAGCGCGAGCTCGATCCGGCAGGCCTCGCCCACCTGCTGCGCCCCCTTGCCGGCGAGATCAGGCTGGCAGTGGTCGAGCAGGTGGGCAGCATGCCGGGCCAGGGCGTGGCCAGCGTCTTCAGCCTGGGCCACACCAGCGGCGTGATCGCCGGGGTGATCAGCACCCTGGGGATCCCGCTCCAGCTGATCGGCCCCGCGACCTGGAAGAAGACCTTCGGCCTGACCCGCGACAAGACCATGAGCCGCACCGTCGCCTCGCGCCTGTATCCCGATGTCAGCCTGCACCGCGTGAAGGACCACAACCTGGCCGAGGCGCTGCTTCTGGCCCACTACGCAAAGGGGACGCTATGAACACCGCCCTCACCGAAGTCAACCTCGACTCCGCGCCCGTGCTGGTCCAGTAGGAGGCCGCCATGCACCATGATGACAACCAATGCTGCGAACGTGCTGCGATATTCTGCGAACGTGCCGCGATCATCTGCGAAGGTACTGTGAACTGTCTCCCCATGCGGGTAATCACAGCGCGATTAATTTTTAGGCGCAAATTCAGAATGGTCTCCCTCCTGACATGAGCAAGCCACTCGATCAAGAACAGGCCGCAGATCTCGCCGGTATGGCAGCGCGATCGCTGCGAAGCGCGGAGAAGTCAGACGATCCGCCGCCCCGTGGCGCAAACGGCTACCCGTGCCGGGAGTTTGGCGAGTGGCTGACCCGCCGCCACCTGCGCGGGCTGGGCGTGGCTGCCGATGGCCAGGTGTTCGACCTGAAGTCCGAGCAGGCCCGCTTCAACCACCACGCCGCGAACCTGAAGCAGCTGGAGGAGGCGCAGCTGCGTGGCGACCTCCTGCAGGCCGAGGAGGTGCTGGAGCAGTGGCAGGCCATCCTCGCCAACGTCCGCGCCCGGATCCTGTCCCTGCCCGGCAAGCTGGCCCCGCAGGCCTACGCCGCCCACACCGCCCAAAAGGTCGAGGATCTGCTGCGCCAGGGCATCCATGAAGTGCTCGAGGAGCTCTCCGAAGATGGCAAGCCAAAGACTCGCAAGCGTAGCAAGTGAGGCGCTGAAGATCCTGCGCCCGCCCCCCGTGCTGACGATCAGCCAGTGGGCGGACCAGTATCGGAAGCTGTCCCCCGAGTCCGCAGCCGAGCCCGGCCAGTGGAACACCGACCGCGCCCCGTATCAGCGCGAGATCATGGACGCGATCACCGCCCCGGACGTGGAAGGCGTGGTGCTGATGACATCGGCGCAGATCGGCAAGACGGCCGTGCTGGAGAACGTGCTGGGCTACTACGTCAGCCAGGACCCGGCGCCGATCCTGGTGCTGATGCCCACCCTCGAGATGGCGCACACGTTCTCGAAGGACCGGCTGGCCACGATGCTGCGCGACACGCCGATCCTGAGCGGGCTGGTGAAGGATCCCCGGGCGCGGGACAGCGGCAACACGATGCTGCACAAGACCTTCCCCGGCGGGCATATCACAATCACCGGAGCGAACTCGCCCAGCAGTCTGGCCAGCCGCCCGATCCGCATCGTTCTATGCGACGAAGTGGACCGCTACCCGGCCAGCGCAGGCAGCGAGGGCGACCCGGTGCACCTGGCGAGGAAGCGCACGGCGACCTTCTGGAACCGGAAGCTGATTCTCACCAGCACGCCGACTGTGAAGGACCTCTCGCGCATCGAGGCCGCCTTCCTGCAGTCCGATCAGCGTCGGTATCACGTCCCGTGCCCGCACTGCGGCGAGCGCCAGGTGCTGAAGTGGGCGAACGTGAAGTGGGACGAAGGCAAGCCGCAGACCGCCGCCTATTACTGCGAGCACTGCGGCGCCGCCATCGATGAGGCGGACAAGCCGAAGATGCTGCTGGCCGGGAAGTGGACCGCCGAAGCGCCATTCAACGGCGTGGCGGGTTTCCACTTGAACGAACTCTATTCGCCGTGGCGCAAGTGGGGCGAGGTCGCCGCCGACTTCCTCGAAGCCAAGCACGGCGGGACCGAGATGCTGAAGGCCTGGGTGAATACCTCGCTCGGCGAAGTCTGGCAGGAACAGGGGGACAGCATCGAGCCGACCGGCCTGCTGGCGCGCCTGGAGCAGTACGAGCGCGAGGGCGTGCCGATCGTCGCCACCACCATGGGCGCGGACGTGCAGAAGGATCGCATCGAGATTAGCGTCGTCGGGTGGGGCAAGGGCGAAGAAGGGTGGCTGCTGGATCACGTCATCCTTCCCGGCGACACTGCCCGGCCCGAGGTCTGGTCCGACCTCTCCGACCTGGTGGACGAGATCAAGCCCTCCGCCATGGCCGTGGACTCGGGTTACAACTCCGACCAGGTGTATGCCTTCTGCGGCCGCCGCCGCTTCGCCTTCGCCACCAAGGGCACCAGCGGATTCAATCGCCCGCTGATCGAGGACGCCCGCCGCCGCGCCCAGCGCCTGCGCCGAGCCGGCAGGCGGGGCCTGCGCGTGGAGCCCCTCGGCGTGGACTCCGGGAAGGTGACGATCTACTCGCGCCTGCGCCAGACCGAGCCAGGGCCCGGATACATCCACTTCCCCGACGACCACGCCTTCGACGACGAATATTTCGCGCAGCTGACCGCCGAGCGGCTGGTGGTGAAGTACCGCTTCGGCCGTCCCTCGCAGGAGTGGGTCCAGCTGCGCCCCCGGAACGAGGCGCTCGACTGCCTGGTGTACGCATTGGCCGCGCTGCGGCTGGTGAACCTCGACCTCGACCACCTGGCGCAGAAGAGGGCCGAGCCGGACACGCACGCGGCCGGACTCAAGAGAAGTGCCACCGGGCTGCCGAAGGGCATCGGCGCCGCCGTCGGCCGGCGGGGGGTTTTCTGAATGGCAACCCTCAGCGACCTGATCGAGTGCATGTGCGCGTTCGCGGAACTGAACGAACGCGAACTCACGAAGGACTTCTGCACGCGGTTCGAGACCTACCTGCGGAAGCAATTCCCGGGCGAGAAGGTTTACGTCCCAGCACCTGACACCAGCAAGAAGGCGCAGATCTCAGAGGCCGCCAGGTTCCTGCCCACGCGGGTGGTGGCCGAGCGTTACGGAGTCACCACTGCATGGGTCTCCCGCGTAGTGAAATCAGGAAGGGGAATCAAATGATGTATCGCACCTGGCCGGCGAGTCGCGTCCGCATAGCCGACCAGGTGCTCGGGGCGTGGTTCGCACCGGGACATGACTATGCGGACGCAGGGCGGGACCGGCCAGCTGGCGGATCCCGGACGGCGCCTCCCACGTGCTCAAAGCCTCCTTTCAAAGTACCACCCGAGCATTGCACGGCGCCACCCACCCAAACCATATTTGAGGACATCCCGAAATGAACCAGAAGCCCCAACTTATCGACGTGAACAAATTGGCCAAAATCCCCGCGATCAAGGCCGCCATGGACCTGGCCAGCGCGGAAGCCGAACAGCTGGCCGCCGCCGCCCGCCAGGAGGTGCTTGATCAACTATTCGAGGCCGAGGCCGCCATGGCCGCCATGAAGGAAACCGCGACCGCGCATGCTGCCGAGGCCGAGACCCTCGCCGCGCAGCAAGCCGATCTGGCCGAGCGCCGCACCGAGCACGAGTATCAGATGCAGGCACAGGACCGCGCGCTGCGCGATCTCGAACGCACGCTCAACCAGGAGCACGGCGGATCCATGATCACGACGGCGGTGCGCTTGCTGGCCTCGCGAGCGCAATCGATGCGGGCCCGTGCTGAGCTCGAGCGCAGTCGCAAACTGCGGCGCGCAGACTGGCGCGGCGATCTCCACCTGATCCCCGACCCGGTCGCCGACGCCAGCGCCGTCAAGCTCGATGCCGATGTCACCGCCTGCGAAGCGGCGCGCACCGAAATTGCCGCATTGCAGTACGAACCCCTCGCGCCGCAGGAAATACAGCGCCGCATCAACGCCGCCGTTGCACCGCTTGGAGTAACTGTCGCAGCCGAAGATGTCCCAGCACAGGGATGGCAGGTCGCGGGATGGGAGGACGGCCTTGTCCCCCTCCGCATCCAATCTCCGGTGGCCTGATCTCAACTAGGAAGGAGTAACAAAATGCAGGCCACGCTCACCATCATCCACAACCCGTTCCACCCCGCGCGCAGCCGCGAGCAGCGCTGCGTGGCGTCGCCGGTCACCATCGCCGACCTGGCGCCGGCGACGAAGAAGCCGTTCATCTGCATCCGCAACGGCCAGCCGCTGATGCGCCGCGACTGGCAGCAGCAGATCGCCGACGCCGACGTCATCGCGTTCGTCACGCTGCCGCAGGGCGGCGGCGACGGCGGATCGAATCCGATGCAGTTCGTGTTGATGGTCGCGGTGATGTGGGTTGCTGGTCCTGCCGCTTCCGGACTTCTCGGCCCTGGCGCGAGCGCTGGCATGTTCGGCGCAGTTAAGGCCGGCCTCATCATGGCCGGCTCGATGCTCGTCAACGCGCTGATCCCGCCGCCGAAGCTGCCGGCGACCCAGCAGGCCGCCGCGCTCGCGGCGCCGAGCCCAACGTATTCGCTGCAGAGCCAGGGCAACTATGCGCGGCTCGACGCGGCGATCCCGGTGCAGTACGGGCGGCTGAAGCTGTTCCCCGACTTCGCCGCGCAGCCCTACGCCGAGTACCAGGGGAACGAGCAGTTTTTGTATCAGCTTTTCTGCATCGGCCAGGGCGAGTTCGACCTCGAGTCGATCAACATCGAGGACACGCCGATCACGAGCTGGGACGAGATCACCTGGGAGGTCGTCGAACCCGGCGGCACGCTGTCGCTGTTCCCGTCCAACGTCGTGACGAGCGGCGAGGTGACCGGGCAGGACCTCGCCGGCGTCAAGGCGGCGACGTACTCGCGCAGCGGCACGACGACGGTGACGGTGACCGAGACCGGCCACGGCCGCGCCATCGGCCAGAGCATCTACTTCGACGCCACCGCCGGCACCGCGACCGACGGCGCGTTCACCATCGCCACGGTGCCGACGCTCGACACCTACACCTTCACCCACACGGCCGCCGGCACCGATACCGCGCAGGCGTGCAACATCCACACCTACGGCGGCCCGTTCGTCGCCAGCGCCGCGGCGACCGACGCCAACGCGCTCGGCATCGACATCATCCTCACGCGCGGCCTCTACGAATACGACACGACCACCGGCGCGATCATGCAGGACAGCGTGTCGTTCGTCTCCGAGGCGCAGGAGATCGACGACGGCGGCACCGCGGTCGGCGCGTGGACCGAACTCGAAGCGGTGACGATCACCGCCGCGACCACCACGCCGCAGCGCTATTCGTACCGCTACCCGCTGCTGCTGCCGGGGCGCTACCAAGTGCGCATGCGCCGCACCGACGCCAAGCGCGACGGCACCAACATCGGCAACGACCTGGTGTGGGGCGGGCTGCGCGCCTACCTGCCGGAGACGACCGACTTCGGCAACGTGACGCTATTGGCGATGCGCATGAAGGCGACCAACAACCTGTCGCAGCAGGCGAGCCGCAAGATCAACCTCGTCGCCACGCGCAAGATCAAGACCTGGGACCCGACCACCGGCTGGAGCGCGTCCACCGTGGCGTCGCGCTCGATCGCCTGGGCGCTCGCCGACGCGCTCAAGGATACCGAGTACGGCGCCGGCCTTGCCGATTCGCGCGTCGATCTCGCCGCGCTGTACGATCTCGACCAGGTGTGGAGCGGGCGCAGCGATACCTTCGACGGCCGCTTCGACAACGTGCTCACGCTGTGGGACGCGCTCACCCAGATCGCGCAGGCCGGGCGCGCCAAGCCCTACCTGCAGGGCGGCATCGTGCACTTCGCGCGCGACGCCGAGGCGCCGTTCCCGGTCGCGCTCTACTCGATGCGCAACATCGTGCGCGGCTCGTTCAATATCGACTACATTTTGCCGAGCGAGGAGACCGCCGACGCGGTCGAGGTCTCGTACCTCGACGCCGCGACCTGGACGCAGCAGATGGTGCCGGCGTACCTGACCGGATCGGCGCGCGACAACCCGGCCAAGGTCAGCCTGTTCGGCGTCACCGACCGCGAGCAGGCGTACCGCGAGGGCATGTACCAGGCGGCGTCGAGCCGCTACCGCCGCCGTATCATCAAGTTCAACACCGAGATGGAAGGCTTCCTGCCGAGCTTCGGCGACCTCATCGCCATCAGCCACGACATGCCGGGCTGGGGCCGCTTCGCCGAGGCGGTCGCGTGGGACGGCGGCACGCTGACGCTGTCCGAGCCGGTCGACACCTACTCGAGCTTCAACGTCGGCCTGCGCCGCAAGGACGGCTCGGTCGACGGCCCCTACGCGGTGACCAGCGCCGGCGACGCATCCCAGGTCACCTTCGCCGCGGCGCCTGCGACGACGCCTTACACCGGCAGCGCCTGGGAGCGCACCCACGTCGTGTTCGGCAGCGGCGAGACCTGGCGCCAGCCGGCGCGCGTGATCGCGGTGCGGCCGCGCGGGCTGTATCAGGTCGAGATCGAGGCGATCAACGAGGACGCCAGCGTGCACACCGCCGACAGCGGCGTCACCGCGCCGGCGATCGTCTATAGCCAGCTCTCGACGATCTACACCGCGCCCGGCGTGGTCGGCCTCACCGGCGCGAGCCTGCCGGGCGACCCGACGATCATGCTGCTGTCGTGGCAGCAGGCGCCCGGCGCCGACTACTACATCGTCGAGCAGAGCCAGGACTCGACCGACTGGACGCGCGTCGCCGAGACGCGCGCGTCGAACTATTCCGGGCGCGCGCTGTACGGCGCCGCCACCGTGATCCGCGTCGCCGCGGTCGGACTCACCCGCGGCCCGTGGGTGACCTGGTACTACGGCGATTCATCCGACTACATGTGGACGTCCGACACCGCGCTGATGTGGGACGTCGACGACACGACACCGATGTGGAGATATTGACCATGGGCGAATCCCGGGGCGATGGTAAGTGGCGAGGCGGAGAAAACGCCGTAGCGTCGATTCTGGCGGGCCGGTTTGCAGTCTGCCCAGACTAGACGTAGCGCAAGCCCCGCATCGATGGCGGGTTGCTGTTATGGAGCCCGCTAGAGCCCTTACGAAACTATCTTGCAATTTACAGATATTTGTATATACAATGAAAAACGTTGTGAGAGGAGCAGTGCATGGCATTGGTGATGTCGCAGCACGTTCGCACCAAGCTTGCGAACAAGAACCCACCCGTTACGAAAGAGGAAATTCTGCAATGTTTCGCAAACCACACTGGAAAGCTACTCATCGATACCAGATCTGAACATCTTACAGATCCCAAAACCCTCTGGTTTATTTCTGAAACGGACTACGGACGCAAGCTCAAAATTGCATACATCCCCAAAGAAGGGGACATCATCATAAAGACCGCTTACGACCCAAATCCAGACGAACTTCGCATCTATGCGAAGTATGGAAAATAGAAAATGAGGAAAGAATCATGACCGCCAAGACCCCAAAAATCCAGGATACAGAAGACGCATGGGATACCGGAGCACTAGGTCAAGATGAGGCCTTCGTTGAACTGGCTGCAGACCAAGACGCACAAAAGGCTCTGATAAACGAAGCTCTTGAGCTGCAACCGATATCCATCAGGCTCCAGAAGTCCCTTATCGAGGATTTCAAGATCATAGCGAGCATGAATGGAGGCATTGGATATCAGACATTGATGCGCCAAGTCTTGAAGCGCTTTGCGGACTGCGAGATAAAAAGGATCCTACGCGAAGTGGCATCCGAACAACTGGAGGAGAAAGAGCCACCTGGTGAGCATCACTCCCATGCCAACAGGCCTCGCAAAGCTGCATAACACAACGTTGACAACCTTATACCCCGTCCTAGTGGCGGGTTTTTTATTGGGAGTGGCGGGAAGATTCAGGCCTTAGATGATGTTGCGACCGGAAGCCGATTGATTGAAATATTGATGGTATCAATCCTTGAGTCCGCCCGAAACCCGCATGGATGCTAGTGTATTGGCGGAGAGGGCGGGATTCGAACCCGCGTTAGGGTATTATCCTAAACACGCTTTCCAGGCGTGCGACTTAAACCGCTCATCCACCTCTCCGGGAGCGGCGCATCATACCGGAAGCACCTGCCCGCGGCAAATGGAGTCGGACCGTCAACCCGCCTATCCCTACCCGGCGCAGGGAAATTCTTTTTTACCCCTTGAAACCCTGCCGTTCGCCCCCAGCTTTCCGCCAGAACCAATTGGGAGCTGACATGCAGGACGAACTCAAAACCGACACGAACACGGCCGAAACCCACGCCGAGAAGGAAGTCATGCCGAACCTGGAAGAGCTGCTGAAAGCGGCCGAACTGCAGGCGGCCGAGCACCACGACGCCTGGCTGCGCGCGAAGGCGGACACCGAGAACATGCGCCGCCGCGCGGCGGAAGACGTGGACAAGGCACGCAAGTTTGCAGTGGAAAACTTCGCAGGCGAGTTGCTGGCGGTGAAGGACAGCCTGGAAGCCGCGCTGGCGGCCGAGTCACCGAGCGTGGAGAACCTCAAGGACGGCGTCGAGCTGACCCTGAAACAGCTGGTTGCCGCCTTCGGCAAATTCAACCTGCACGACATCAACCCGATGGGCGAGAAATTCGACCCGCACCAGCATCAGGCGATCCAGGTGGTCGAGTCCGACCAGCCGGCCAACACGGTGGTCACGGTGCTGCAAAAAGGCTACCGCCTCAGCGAGCGCACGCTGCGGCCGGCGCTGGTGATGGTGGCCAAGGGCAAGGACTGAGTCCCCATATTGGCCAGGCACGTGGCAGCAGCCTTGAAATGGGTGCTACTTACCCCACATTCAAATCAATTCAATATTTTCTAGAGGGTACACATCATGGGACGCATTATTGGCATTGACCTGGGCACCACCAACTCCTGCGTGGCGGTGATGGAAAACGGCAAGCCGAAGGTGATCGAGAACGCCGAGGGCACGCGCACCACGCCGTCCGTCGTGGC